CCCTTTTTCGATTTGAATACAATCCTTGCGTATATTGTTAAATGTAAAAGAGCTCACGTTGCCACCTCATTTCTTTTCAAATTAAAAGAGACTCAAACTTAAAAGTCTGAATCCCTCTGTGTTTCTCTTTCTTGATATTCGGTTGTATAGCGATACGTACCACGCGCTACATCTCGTCCCTCTAAAACAACAGGAACCTCCACAACTAAATCGCCACCAAGCGTTGGAATGACTCCACCGCCAGATGATCCTGAAGAATAATTAATCACTTGATTCGCAACACCAGCTGCCATAGCTTGTCTACTATTTGACATATTTCCATACACACCACTCATAACACTCTTTAACCCTGATAATTGACTCATTGAACTAGCCATCATCCGGCTCATATCACTCATTAGTTGATTCATAGTTCCAGTGATACCGAGTGATCTTTCTTTTGAAGATAACGGCGTAACTGTGATAGAATTCCCTCTTTTAGTAAACAGTTCGGGTCCTTTTTCTCCAGTAATAAATGAGCCATCTCCTACAGGCTTCCCGCCTTTAGCGAGCATTGGTACATGTGGAATAGTCGGCGCGCTAACTCCTGGTATATTGTTTAATAATTCTGCTGGTGTATTAAAACCATCTATAAATTTATTTATGATACGAATAATTCCATTGATAGCTGTACGAATACCACTTTTAATACCATCCCATACACCTAATACTGCTGATTTCATGCCTTCAAATGCTCCACTAACGGCATCTGTTACCCAACGAACAGGCGTCATAATGGCTTCTTTTAATCCATTCCAGACAGAAGATGCGGTTGACTTGATACCTTCCCAGATGTTTGAAAGTGTAGATTTAATACCATTCCAAATGCTACTACTTGTGCTACTAATCATGTTCCAAACCGTTGAAATCGCTTCTTTGATGCTATTGAATACAGAACTCGCTGTGGAAACAATTGCGTTCCATAAGCTAGATAGATAGCTTTTAATCGTATTCCATACTGCACTTGTTGTGGAGCTAATCGTATTCCATGTATTCACAATCCAATCTTTTATTGAGGTGAATATTGGTGTTACAAAAGCTACTAACCCGTTCCAGCACGATTGTAAGAAATTCTTAACAGCATTCCATACAGACGTTGTTGCTGAACTGATTGTATCCCACACAGCAATGATCCAGGACTTGATTTGTTCAAAAATCGGCATAACAAACGCTACAAGCCCATTCCAACAGGAAACTAAGAAATTCTTAATTGTTTCCCATACAAGACTTGTAGTAGAACTAATGGTATTCCAACATTCAGAAATGAAATTCTTGATACTTTCAAATATTGGCGTAGCAAAGTATAAAATAGCCGTCCAAATCGCTTGTAAGTATTGTGTAATAAAATTCCATACAGTTTGAATCACTGTGGAAATACCGTTCCAAATCATAGAGAAGAAATCAGCAATTCCTTGTAAAATAGGAGTTAGAAAGGCAACTAGTCCATTCCAAGTATTAACGAAAAACTCACTAATCGCTGTCCACACTTCGGAAGTGGTTTCGCTAATACTATTCCAAACTTCCGATAATGTTTCAACTACTCCATCCCATATTCCAGTCAAATACTCCACAATGGAATTCCATATTTCTGTAGTAGTTTCAACAATAGAATTCCATATTTCAGATAAAGACTCAACTATCCCATTCCATAACTCTATTAAGTATTCTTTAATCGAATTCCAAACTTCCGATGTAGATTCACTAATACTATTCCAGGTTTCACTTGCCCATTGTACAATTCCATCCCATACGCCTACTAAGAATTCCCCAATTGCATTCCATGCATCAATGGTCCATTGTTTGATGTCGTCCCAATTTTTATAAATGGCAACACCTAAAGCGACAACAAGTGCTACTATTATCGGAATAATAGCAACCAACCCTGTCATCGCCCATCCTATACTTGTTATAACAGCAACTATTGGCGCTAAAGCCATGAATGCTCCTGCAATTACACCAATAGCAACTGCGATAGCTGCCAAAGTAGCTGCTAATTCAGGATTATTGGAAATCCATTCAGAGAATTTAGAGACAAGATCTGCTATAACTTCAAGAACAGGCTGAAGAGCAACTTGTAAATCTTGCATGGCTTGTTGAAATTTAACCGCTGGAGATGCATCTATTTTAGAAGTAGCACCCTGTAAGTCCTCTACTCCTTTTTTTAAATCGACTTGTTTACCTTCCGCTTTCAAAATGGTGTCGATAATTTTCTTCCCTTGGTCTTCCCAAAGAGTACCGAACATCTTCGTGCCAAGTGCATTTCTGTCTGTTGCATTTTCAACACCGGCTAAAGCTTTGGTGGCTTCAAGCATCGCTTTTTGTCCACCTTCGCCACCTTGAGCGATAGCTTGACCCCATTTTTCAAACTGATCCGCCGAAATTTTTGTTTTATCTAAAACCGCTTGCATAGATTTATCTACACCTGCACCAAACTCAGCCATTTTGATACGTCCTTCTTTAACACCGTCTAATAGGTTATCGATATTCCAACTCTTAGTATCTACTCCTGCTGACATAATTCCTTGGACTTCTTTAGCCGAAAATCCAGCTTGAATCATTTGATCCCCATATTCAGCGATAATATCTAATTGTTCTGGTGGAAATCCTGTTTTTAATAATGTATTAACTAGCCCCAATGCTTCCTCGTTCGTAATACCTAACGTTGCACCAATCTCATTGGTTTCTTGTATAAGTTCATTAAAATCAATTCCAGCGTAGGAGGCTGCAATAGTCGCTGCTCCTTTAACTATAGCGGCATTTGTTTCGTCAGAAGCATCTTTATTTAATGCCCACTGTCGGCGAACTCCTTCTAATGCCTCTTCAGCATCAATACCATACGTACTAACGCCCCTAATCGCTTCTTCCACTGATTTTTTCGAAGACTCTGGAACATCGAAAGTGATATCAATCTTAGTTTTCAATTTTGACATATCCATTGCTTTTTCAACTGCACTAGCAATACCGCCACCAGCTGCCATTCCACCAATGACGTTTTCAAGTCCTACTTGGAGCCCTTCAAACTTCTTCTCTGTTCTCTCAGCTTCTTGTTGTAAATCTCTCAACTCATTTCGTACTTGCTGAATTGAATTCCCAGCATCCACAGATCGTAGCGCACGTTGTAACTTTTCAATATCAGCTTCTGTTCCTAATGCTTCGCGTCCAATAATCCCAATTGCTTGTTCTAATTGCTTACTTGTTGCTGCACCGTTTCGAATTGCATTTACAAGACGATTACCTAATGCGCCTGCAAAATCATCAACGCTTTTTCCTGTAGCACTAAACAACGTTTCTAATTGTCTTGTTGAACTCGCTACATTCTCTTGTTCAGATTTCATATTACCAAGCTTATTTTTCAGCCCATCAAGTGATCCTTGTGTAAATTCAATTTCACGCCTAAACGCGCGGTACTGTTCTTCAGAAATTTTTCCATTTTGAAATTGTGCTTGCACTTGTTGTTCGGCTGCCTTCAATTTATCTAGCTTTTCCGTTGTATTTTCAATTTGTTGCGTCAATAACTTTTGCTTTTGAGCTAAAGCTTCCACATTACCAGGATCAAATTTCAAAAGACGTTCTACATCTTTTAATTCATTTGTTAAATCATTGCTGCGTTTATTCACATCTTTTAATGCATTTTGAAGACCTGTGGTTTCCCCACCAATTTCAATGGTGATCCCTTTAATCCTTCCGGCCATAATTTAACCCCTTTCTTAGAATGAATCAAAGTCTTTTTGGTTTGCTTTTCTGACTTTTTCTTTGTCTGGATTCTCCATTTCAGCGAATTCAGCAATGTAATCAAAGCAATCACCAATCGTCATGACGTCCAGATCCCAATGCGTTAATTTCGCTTTATAACAAAGAGCAAGGAACGTATCAGTGGTTAATTCTTCATCACTGAACGTCCCTTGCTCTCCATTACTTTTGTTTATTTTTTTTTTGCTCCCATTGTACTTTGAATCATATCCATAATTTCCGGGATAATATCCGAAATAGGGAATTCATCAAAACCGTCTAACCATGTAATTGGTTCGGCAATTTCTGGATTTGCTGTTTTCGCATATAACCAAACTAAATCATATACAACTTCAAAATCTAGCTTACTTAAATCCGCATTAGCTAAATCAATAGTGGCTAGTGAACCCTCTTGAGGATTTGAAGGAGACAAAATCCCTAACTTAAACATATCAGCAAATAAATCACGTCTGAATTGTGCTTTATATCGTTTAACAGTAGCTGCTGTACTTTTTAATCGGACTTGTTTTCCATCTATTGTAATTGTCTTTTCCATTTACTATTACGCTCCTTTTGGTGCTGCTGGTTTTTTAACGTACACTTCCTTGTACCAATTTTTATAAATTTCTTGCGTTGTTTTAGATGTTGTTTTTGTTTTAACCATAGGTCTTCCCCCTGGTGCTAAAATAATTGGACTAGAAACAAACTTCAGTTCATTTGTATTTGGCTCAGCTGAACTTGTTTTTGTTTTAGATGCAAGTGTTGGACGACTTGCTGAACAGTTATACATAACATGTCGAGTTGCATTGACATCACCATCAAACTCAAATAATAATGCGAATGGTTTTCCTTTTGCATCAGCCAATTCATTCAATACACCATCTGTTTCGTCTAATTCCTCACCAAGTGCATCAATAGCAAACTTTTCTGGGATAGTAGCAATACTTAATGTTCCATCGTAACCCTGATTATTACTTGCTGCGTAATAAAGCATGTCATCCGCATAGAATTCAATTAAATCACCGCGTGGCTCAAATGTTAGTTCCACTCCACCAGGTAATGGAATTGGTGTACCAAATGTAACTAAGAAATCCTTAATATCTAATGGCACGTAATGTACATTTTTCAAACCGAATGTTACCTTGTTTTCATTCATTTACAACAACCTCGTTTCATATATTTTTTGAAATAGTTTTTCAGATTCAATAAAAGTCCCATATGACTCATATGGAATCTCATAATCATCCAGGACTTGTTCTAGCTTGGCTTCTGCAACTAAATCCTTCTTAGTTGTATAAAGCTCTATATTTACATCATTTATTTTGTGATAGGTCTTATTGTCGGCTGCCATGTTAGGTGATCCATCTACAAAGTAGCAAACATAAGGCGGTGAAGGTACGGGAACACCTGGTGTTTCAGTGAAATGCGAATAAGCCACAGGATAACCTGTAGCCTCAAGAATTTTCTTTAGTTCACCTAATGTCATTGCCCAATCGCCCTTTCAACACGTTCAACAAAATCATGAATCGCATGTTCTTCAGCTGGTGCAATATGAACCTTTGCTGGTACTCGTCCACCATTTGCCTTCGCATGACCTTTCTCCAGTAAATGAGTAAGCTGCGGTTTTAAAGCATTATGAACAATAATTGCGTTCCCATCCTTCTTTTTTCGCCAACCTTTACTATACCTACCTGTATTTTTAGGGCTTTTTTGCTTTAATTCACCCACTAAATTATCCGCTACCTCTTCCTTCGCCACTTCCATGTCTTCCTCAATTACATTGGCATATCTTTGTAGTTCCCTAGCAATTTCATTGGATAAATCATCGATATTAGCCACCTGTCTTCACCTCACAATAGAGTTCAATTCTTTCATCGTCTCTTTCGTATGTGCGATAAATGTTGTATTTCTTGTTGTGATACTGTACTTTCTGTTCTTCTTGATAATCCAATGTGTAAACAATCAATACACATTTGGGCTTAAAACCATTTTGACCAGCTTGAAAGAATTCATTTTGAGAAACACTTTTTTTCTCACAAAATACTTGTCTTGTAAACTCTTCTGCTACTTCTATTTGTCCTAAATCGTCTGTAGTAGTCGTTACAACTGGAAAGAATACAATGTCATTCATTTGTAATCACCTGCTAAAGTGAGATGATTTTTCAACATGTTATACGATGCCTGGAATCTTTCAGCCTCTTTGACCTCAGCAACAAATTCTGCTTTGCAATATACTTTTATCGCTCTTTTGATTAACGGATCATCGTCATGATTCGCTTTAATAGAAGAAACACCCGACAACATTAAGTCGTGTCGAGCTTCCTCTATTGCATCGTTTATTTCATCGTCAAGGGCATCATGAGAAATGCGCAATGCCTTTTTTATATCTTTTAAAATCATGATTCGTTACCCCTCAATGATTGTTCAGCTGACATCGCTTCCTCTTTCCCTTGCACTTTTTCACCATTCGATAATTCATACCATCCACCGCCAGTATGCTTAGGGAATGTAGAAATCTCTTTATTTCCTTTTAAGAATCCTTTTTCAATTAAAAAGGCAACACGTTCCGAATCATTTGACTCGTACATATCGCCTTTTGAATATCCAACTTTTGTTTCTTTATCAATGAAAGCATTCAAGACTAAATGATTCATTGTATCACTCCTTTATTAAGCTGCTGGAGCTTTTTTTAAAACAACTAAAGAGTTTTTGTCTACTACTTTACCATCCACAATCATAATTGCCTTTGTAACTTGATCGTCAGTTTCATTGTCTTCATATTTCTTAACACCCATTTGGTAGTTTGTATTCAGAATATAATCCTTGTAATTAAATAAGAATGCAAATGTTGTTCCTTCAGTAGCCGTTGCGAAACTATCAACATAATTACATAGAACAACTGGACGACCTAATAAAATGCGTTCTGGTTTACCGGAAATCCCGTAATTTGTACGTGCAATCGGCTGGCCGTCTGCATCTGTCATTGCCGAAAATTCCATAAATGTCTTTTTCGTCATCGTCCAAATCGCGCTTGCTTCATACTCAAGTGGTAAAGCCGCTTCTGCATCTGTTAACGTTTTGTAGTTAATTTTCGCAACATCTAATGCTTGTCCGTCAACAGGTGTTTCCGCTAGAATCCCTTTTGGCTTACCAGACCCATCACCACTAACAATCGCTTGTTCAATCGCTTTTGTCATAGCTTCCACAATATTATTAATTAATGTTGTTTCAAATACCGCAAGAGACATTGTTTCTACTTCAAGAGAAACCGCTACGGCACAACGTAATTTGTGATAGTTGAAAGTAATGCTTCCTGTAGTTTTCTTTTGTTTATCACTTCCAGAACTTTCAGCAACCCATGTTGCGACTGGTTTAACTGTTGAAGTTGGTACTGTTACGCCGCCTTTAATAGCTGTACGAGTAATTAAAGGTAGAATCATTCCTACCGCTTCAATCTTTTCGATAATTTTATCTAATACTGTTTGTGGGATAACAGAACCGATGTCACTTGTTTTCGTAACAGCATTTGCACGTAATTCAGCTGGAATTGTTTCACCGCGTAATACGTAATTCATAAAAGCATTACGATATTCAACTGTATTTGTACCAAGTTCACGTTTTTCATTTGATGGATCCGTATTAAATGTTTCAATCTTATTAGTACCAGCTGCATTTCCTTCATTAATTGAACGTGCTTCATTTAAAAGTTGTTCACGCTTCTCAATCGCTGCCAACTGATTATTAATATCTCGTAACTCTGTTTCAATTGCATCAAGGTTATCAATAGAGCGAGTTTCATCACTTAATAATTCACTGATTTCAGATTTACGTTTTAATAATTGTTCTTTATTCATGTTCAAAGTCCACCTTTTATAATAATGTTTGTAAATATAGTCTTCTGCGCTTTTCCGAGCGCTTTTTTTCTTCTGTAAAATGTTTATAAGGATCATATCCCCTAGCACTTACTTCTGAATCTGGGTAAGCTGGGAAAGCTACTGCGCTAACTTCTAATAGTTTTGCTTTTGTAACAGTTCGTAGCATCAAATCATCATCTGGTTCTTGGATTTCTTCGCTTATCATGCTAAACCCAAACGAAACACCATCTACATCTCCACGCTTAATAGATTTGTAAGTGTCATTACCTAGAGTTGTATCTGGTAAATCCAATTCAAAGCGTAAGCCCACGGCATCCTCGCTCAAACGTAACGTATTATTCTTTGTTCTTCCCAGCACTTTAGATGTATCATGAGACCATAAAAAACGTTGGTCATCATTTTGTAATGTTTCTGTGAATGCTCCATTTTTAAATTGCTCACGAAACTTACGATAATATCCCATAACTACGGATTTCTTTTCCCACTTTACTGCATAGCCTATAAGTGTCCGATTTCCGTTATCATCTTCTCTAATTTCAATCTTCTGTGTTACTATTTCCCTTGTTTCCGTCTTGTCCATTATCCCCACCTCCTCGTATGATAAAGTTAGGTTTTTTAGGAAAGGGATTTACCTATAAACCCGTGAGTATCTAGTTATATGAGATACTTATATTTGTAGATAGAGTGTTGCCGACCACCTCCTTGAATCTTTGTATTC